TATATACGCTGCTCTGAATTCCAGTGGTGATGCAGGCGTGGCCGGAGTATTATCCGCTATATCAGGTCACGCCACCACATTAACCAACTATGTCTCCAATGATGTAGCTGCGTATCAGAGCATTAACGACCAGATTAACAGTGAGAGTGTTATATCAAATATTTTAGATAAAGCTCATTCTGAAGATCCCAATGTACAGGCTATTCTACAATTGGTAGTACAACCAGATAAACTGGCGATAATTTTACCACCAGCTTAAACAGCCAGCTAATCATCAGAATGACGGCGGGAACCAGGTTCCCGCCGTCATGTTCTTAACTTACCTTAACTTACAGACCAGCTGCAATAGCTCCAGTATTCATAATCCACTTTGCATGTCCGCAATCCCATATACGATCCCATCCTTGATTGATACGATTTTCCCATTCAGTCAAAGCAGGATCATCGTTTTTATTCTTTCTTAAAGAAAACCTGTGTTTTCTAGTTAGATCCGGTAACTGAAAGTACCAATATGATGGAGGAGTTATTTTCTCCATATGCATGTTGAAATTACTGTAAGACTCTCCGGTGAACCATCGAAGATCAGCATAACTTATTACTTGGTTGGGTGAATAAGTTTCTAAAAATTTGGCAAATAACCGGCTTGCACCACCACGAACAACAGTGTCTGATAATCCTGCCATTCGTTGAATTTCCCACGTATCTTTATTGGCTCTGCTTATATTAGATTTAGTAAATGTCATAACATACACTAATTGATCGTGATGATATAAGCCCACTCGATATTGGCTAGCTGTGTACCCGTGAATGTGATTTTCTTTTAAAAATTTTCTCGCATCGGGTACCGACACCTCGGCGAGCACACACTGTCTGGCTGATAATTTATTTTCCGCCAGCCCCAACTTGGATTTTAAAATATTCTTTACCAAATTTGGTGATAGCATCCATTCATCCTCAAAAATAGTTATCAGCGTTATACCAGCCTCTGCACATTTTTGATATTTGTACCTGTGATACTCTTTGCCTTTGCCCTGAGCATTTTCACTGTGCCAATATAACCCGCAATACTCTATTGCTAGTTTCTTGGCTGGAATTATAATGTCTAACTCCAGCGGCGCTATAATTGTTCGGTCTCCAGACCATGCTTGAAATCCCTGATCACGAATAAATTGTAGAATTTCCAATTCAGCACCACTTTTATACAGCGGCGGACGACAGTTTGAACACATATCGTTTCTCAAAAGGCGCGGTCTCGCACATTGTGGCGTCCTTGTAAACTCAAATTTGCAAGTTAAACATCTGCACAAATAAATAGAATAGTTCTTGTGAGCATACAGTTCAATATTCGCATTGCTGATAATTTCAACGTCACGAGCGAAGCGGAGTTGCTTCTGCTGAGCAGCCCTGTCATCAGCAATTTTTTTTAATTTCTGTTTGGTTTTATCGGAATGTGTTTTTCCCGCCATTGGTCCAACTAATGTACCATTTTTTCTTTTAGTATCAATTCCTTTAGCAGATCTGGCTTTCATTTCCTCGTGGTGCAGGGTGGCATAAGCAATCTGTTTGACTCGTTGTTTTTCCTTGGTTTCCAGAGATACTGGTCTACTAGTTCTGGTTAGATCTCCAGACAGATATCTGGCTTCGCGTCGCTGGGCTGCCTCTAGCTGGCTACTAGTATCTTCAAATTTAATACCTTTGTTCCAAGGGACACTGCCTTGTTTTTTCTTAGAAATTTGTGATTTGGCCGCAGCGGTGTGTTTATGACCATAATTTGAGTTATTTTCCCCCGACCTGACTCTACTAAGCGATTCTCTGTATTCTTTTGATGAAACTGAATCTTTTCCAAACTTTTTTTTGTAGTCTGATGTTTTAATGTCATGAGTCGCTAAATGCGAACTAGTGATCATAGACTTAAATTCTTGGTTACACACCTTACATTTAATCGGCATGGTTAGAGGTCCTTGTTAATCCCGCTAACACTTATTTAGCATTGGCTGTACGAAACCACGAAAATTACTCATCAGAATGACGGCGGGAACCTGGTTCCCGCCGTCATGTTCTTAACTTACCTTAACTTACAGACCAGCTGCAATAGCTCCAGTATTCATAATGCGTACTGGAACATAAATGAATTCCGCGGCTTTAGAGGGTTCAATCGCCACGTCTACCCAGAGCTCATTACGATCAACGCGATCAGGTGTGTTGTTTGTGGTGTCACACAACACAAGATAATCGTAAAGTCCACGATTTACCTGGATACTGTTGAGTTCTTTTTCCATCTGATTCTTGATTTCCTTGCGGGTAATCTCATCATTGGGTTCGAAAATATACTGACGTGCAATCAAGTCCAGTTGACGACGCAAGTAAACGATCAGCCGAGCAACGTTTACACGATCCAATGAGCTGACGGCTGCACTGCGTGTTTTCTGCCCGTAAATCACAATACCTGATCCACTGAGTACACTAATGGGGTTGACTTTGCCAGTGTACAGAACATCACGCAGATTACTGGGCACGCCAATACTCTGGAATCGACCAGTTGCTCCGTCAATGTATCCCACAGCACTGGCATTGTCTACAGTGCCACGACGCAGGCCAGCAGGTGCAAACCAGGGGTAACTCTTCTGGTCACTGCGGATCATGCTGCGTAGTACCATGTGACTTGCGGGAACCACCGCATTAACACCATCCAGGTCGGTGGTGTATCCGCTGGGATAATATCCTGCCATGTATTCATAGTCGGAAGTGAAACCATCTTCGCCATCCTCGACGGCCAGACTGAGATTACGTGACCAGTTATCCAGTGCATTACTGGTGTCTGACAGTCTAAGTGGGCTGTCAGCAATAATAAATGCTGTTTCCTTGCGGTTGATGTTTAGCTGAGTCAGTGCGCTGTTGAGTTCTGGATAACCCGGTGCCACCATGAGATTAAAGTTGCGTGTCTCTTCAGTAGCTTCGGTGCTGTTGGCCACTGCTGCTACCATTTTTCCCACCACCAAGTTACGCTGAGCCTTGCGTCCCATATAAACAACACCATTGGCATCATTACCACTGGCGCTGACCCAGGCATTTTTATAACTCACCGAGGGGAAGTGATTTACCACAAATTCTTTAATATTCATGCCGCTTCTGCGAGTGTTGAATAGCAGGGTACCACGCGGATAAAGTGTATAGCTAGGGCAATCGGAATCCACTGTGTCATTAGTCAACAGTGATGTGATAGTGGGCAATGTGCCTGTTACTACATCAGCAGTGGAATTTCCTGCCCAGCGGGCATCAGCAAACACAATACCATCGCTGGTGGTGTGATCAGTATTGTCAATCAGCGTCCACAATGCAGTAGTTGTCGAGTAACGATAAATTCTGGGGAAATCTTCAAAGTTGGATGTGTTAATCCAAAGATCACCGCTGACCAATGCAGTATTATCACTTTGCACAGTGGGCTGACTAGCACTGACAATGGGCCCAGCAGGATCGGTCTGGGTGAGATCATAGCCACGACTGTCGGGATTTAATCCACGATAGCCACGCCATGCAGTTCCACTGTGTACCAAGATGTCAAATTCAGTGGAATTGTTGTAGTACCAGTAAGTCCCATCAGCTGGGTCAGCTGCGGGCTGACCACTGCTGGTCACAGTGTTGGCATATGCTTCCAGCCATTTGCTGACCACAATAGTCCCAGCAGTGGCATCAGATTCTCTAGCACCAACTGAAGCAGTGGTAATTCCCACCACAGCCAGCGGAGTTTGAGTGACATCAACTAATTCAATGTAACCGCCAGTGCTGTGAGAAATGCTTACAGCACCACTGGTTTCAATTGCAGCACTGATATAACTGATACCAGAGCCGTTGATTGCGCTGACAAACTGATCAACGGATGTGTTACTTGCACCAGTGGTAAAGCTCACGGTTATCGCACTATCCAGCGTTTGCTGACCTGGTACGGATCGTTTAATAGTAAAGCTGTAAGTCCTACTTACCACTAGTACTGGAGAAGTAGTTGAGCCAGTTACCTTGCTGACTCCAGCACCGCGAGTAAACAGTTTAAAGGTAAATGTGCTGTTTTGGCGAACATCGCTCTGCATATAAGTTGCACCAGAGGCAATAGTTAATCCACCACTGATTGCATCCAATCCATAAATTGCAGCAGCATCTGTAGCATATACTGGGGTATTCAGTGTGAGCCAGATGTCGCTGGCACTGTTATACCGTTTAACACTGAAATTTGCACCGTTGTTGGGTGAGCTGGTCTTGAACCATACACTACCAGTGGGGCGAGGAGTAGCTGCATAAGTGTCCCAGGCTGGTACATCAGTATGCTTACTGGCTTGGAACGCCGCACGATAATAAGCGGACACAGTGCTGATACCCAATGCACTAGCTACACCACCAGTTTGAGCAATAGTCATAGTGTGTGATGCATCAGTGTCGAAGAAGTAGAGTGCCAGCCGAGTGTCTGCGGTTGCTCCAGCTTTGACGGTGGCATTTAACGGTGAACTGGCATTAATAGCAGTAACCAAGGCAGTTAGGGTAGTGCTTAGATTGGTCACTGTAAATGAAATCGTGTCGATAACAATAGTACCAGTGGTTCCAGTGTAAACTCCGCTAGAATTAAACGGTGAATTAGATCCCACCACAGCTGGCCATGCTTTAAACCAGTTGGTGCCGCCCACTGCCACCCACTGCCCAGCTACTGGGGAAGGCGACGCGGCTTTGAAGAATACTGGGTTACTGGCATCAGTGGTATCCACTGCGTAATCGCCTGGCTTACCCAGTCTGGTTACTGGAATATCAGAGACGATATCAGCAGCAGATGTGATCACCAGCAACTGCGGATCAGTTACTGCATTGGCTGCGCTAATAGATCTAAAGCCAGTCTGGCTATTCCATTCCAATATACCAAAGCTGGTAGCAGCAGTGTCTAACCACAACTGACCATTGGCGACTGAGCCGCTGGGACGAGTTTGCGTGCCAGTCAGCTGATCCAGATCTACATCTGCACGAATGATATAAGCAGCATTGCTCACACCCAGTGCGCTGTAAGCGGCCAGCAAGCCGTATTCATTTAGTTCGTAACCATGAACTGGTGTACCCTGAACCACCATGAAGTTGGGTTTGCCGTAATTGCTTACTAAGTCTCTCTGACTTGTAACTAAGAATACCTTGCCAGCATTGGCAGCAGTGGTATATGCTGCCACGGTGCCGCTGGGATTGAGTTTATTTTGGGCAGTTGCCACTACCACAAAGGGGACTGTGCCTGTGGGTGATGGTGTATAATTACTTTCGTCGATGATAGTAACCTGTGCGCCCGGTGATTGTAAAGCCATATTTGTCTAGCCTCCAGTTACTGATATTTAGCAGATGCTGCCAAAAACCACTAGTTCAGTAAGTCTTTAAAGGGATTTAGCGTAAATAATGGAGTGACCATTACTACCAGACCATTATGCCGAACCTGTAAAACCCGACCCTGTGCGGTCAACTATCACCTCAATTCTCGAGTTTATTATCGCAGCAAATGTGAGCAATGTTGGCGACAGCATGGTGACCGACGGCATCTCAAACCCAGATGGCAAAGCAGAGGATACCAAAAGAAAAATCGCTGTGAACGCTGTGGCTTTCACAATACATTATCTCAGATATTTGCTGTATATGTAGTTGATGGAGATCTCAACAACACTGCCCCCAACAATCTCAGAACAGTGTGTGCCAACTGTCAGATACTATTAAGTGTGACTGGGCAGGGTTGGAGAAATGCCGACTTGATTAGTGATTTTTGATGACATAAATTCAGAAAACATCATCTGAGCCAGACCAGCATATAAGTCATCCAGTGTGCCCTGATTCCAGATCTCGTGGTGTACTGCTCGACCAACCCAGTGCCATTCACTGGCATGCACATCAGGCCACAGTGTTTCCATGGTCATGCCATGCTGATGCAGATATTCCAGCTCAGTGGTGGAGTTATTCTGGGTCAGCGCACAATGATGCCATATGGGAAAACGCTGATATCGCGTGATGGCAACCAGCCGGCCATGTAAGCTGTTGATGCTGTCAAACTCGTTGGCAAACCTACAGTCACTAATCACTACATTCTGGCCCTGGCTCAGGGTCTCTTGGATAGCACGTTCAGTGCTGGCAACCCAGATATCTGGGTGGAAATGATTTCTGAATACCTCAGTGCCCACATTCTGTAATACCCATCTGGGAGTAAGTTCAGCAATATCCAGTCGAGTTGCCCACCAGGGATCTACTGTTTCACGCCATGTCCGGCTGAATTCTGTGCGACCTTCCAGCAGATCACGATCCCAGCCAAATACTGCTGATACTGCATCTTTAAGATGCTGGGCATAACTGATTCTCTTAAAGTTATATTTGTTGACCAGAAAATCTGCGGCTGTGTCTTTTCCGCAGCCAATCCATCCTACCAGTCCGTATACCTTGGGCATATATGTATATATTATTATAGCATATTTGCGAGGAATTTTCAAGCAACAACTATCCCATCACGAAGTAAACTGTCTAACCTGTCACCCACCAAAGAGGCGCAGAGCCATCTATGTAAAGTTTAAGTTCTTCGATCAGTTTATCCATTTCAGCCTGAGCTTCGGTTTTTAATTCACCACCGTTGAGCTGGGTGCCACCCTGTGGGCCAGCAATGCTGGCAAATTTACTACGAGCTTCACCCAGGGTATATTTAGCCACGCTGTAGGTATAATCTTTAATCCAGTTGCTGGTCTGATAATCCTGCAACAGATAAACTTCAGGTTTCATGTTGAATGTCCACAAACACACAATTTCGCCCGATGCTTGTGGCATACGCACAAGTACCAGCTTCCTGGTAACTGGGTTAAAGGTGAAGTTGATGTAACCACCAAACATTCTAGCAGTCATTTCCTGGTACTGAGTATACAGCTCATAGCTGAGTAATCCACCAGTGCGGCCCGCAGTCAGCAAGTAGGTATTGATATATCCAGCTTCAAACGGTTCAAATTGATTACCAGATCCACTGCTGCCAATAGTTCTGCGCATGATCTGTCTGACCATGGTGATTTCTTGCGGCAAGGTGTATTCCTGCTGATACTCAACCAGAGTTAGAAAACTATTGCTTTCTTCTGTGGCGTTCTGGCTGCGAGCACGATAGGTAGACACTGCTTTATTGTAAGCCATCTCCAAGTGAACCGGGTCCAATTCCACGTCAACCATTCCTGAACCCAGTCTGGTCATCGTGTAGTCAAATATACCTTGTTTAAGTTCGTCTAGTGATGGCATACAGATATTTATACCAACACACGCCATAAATAGCAGTGGAGATTCACAATGCCCAGACTATCACTTTGGCAGAATGGTAAACACACCAACGATTACAAATTCTTTGATCGCAATATCCAGGAAATGTTCACCGTGGGTGGCACCAGTGTCTACATACACAAGTATCTGGGGCCGCAAAGTTCAGCCAACACTCTCGCAGTCAGTGTCACACAACCCGCAATCGGAGTCACTGTAAACTTCGCCAGCACCACAGGCGTTACAGTGGGGAAATATGTATACGCCACTGGTGTTACTGCTAAAACGCAGGTGGGTGCGGTTACATCCAATACTATAACACTGACCCATGCTTCCACCACACCCATAACTCAGGGTGCATTGATCAGTTTCAGCGATATATATGACCCCACCAATCCAGTTTATGTGAACCAAAGCGCACTGAACATACAGGATCTGTTGTTGTTGGAAAATCGTGATCGCAAATACGACAGCAGTATATATGATCTCAGAGGATTGTACAATGTTCAAGATCTGGACTTTGACCTCAGTCAGTTTGGATTATTTCTGCAAAATGACACTCTGTTTATCACCTTTCATTTAAACGACATGGTGAATCGCATGGGCCGTAAGCTGATGAGTGGTGATGTACTGGAGCTGCCTCACCTCAAGGACTTCCACAGCTTGGATGAATCAGTGCCAGTGGCACTGAAGCGATTCTATGTGATCAAAGATGCCATCAGCAGTGCTGAAGGATACAGTGCCACTTGGTGGAGTCATCTGTGGCGGGTCAAAGCTACTCCACTGGTGGACAGCCAGGAATACAAGCAAATTCTTAAAGAAATCCAAGCTGGCACTGGCGGAATGCTGGGTGACTTAATCAGCACAGCTAGTCAGCTGAATCAGATTAATGATGCAGTAATTGCCGAGGCTGAAAATCGTGTGCCCGCCAGCGGATATGACACTACACCGTTCTGGATCCCGCCCATGACCCATGGCGACAAAACTCAGTCACCATTACCGCCAGACAGCAGTCCCACTGAAATGGTTGGCGGATATCTAGTGGGAGCTGGAATTCCACCCAATGGTTATCCTTGTGGCACTGGTGCCAGCTTCCCATCTGCACCAACCATTGGCGATTGGTTTCTCAGAACAGATTTTCAACCCAACCGTTTGTTCAAATACACTGGCAACCGCTGGTCTCGCGTGGAAGACAGAGTCAGAACCAGTCTTACTCCGGGTTCTGGTAACACTCTCAGAGACACCTTTGTCAACAACACCACTGAGTTCACCAATGGGCAGGGCCAGTCAGAGTCCAGCAAACAATCGCTGAGTGACTTACTTAAACCCGGGAGTGATTTCTAATGGCATACGAGACGTTTTTCTATGATGAGCAAATACGCAGATTTATCATACAGGTAATTCGCTTGCTCAGTAATTTTCAAGTAAAATTTGGCGATGGCACATTGTATCGTGTGCCAGTATCCTATGGTGACAGCAGTCGTCAGGTTGCCAGCATCATAGCACGCAACAGTGCCAATCGTATACCACCCACACCTCAGATCAGCGTATACATCAGCGACTTCAAATATGCCCGAGATCGTGTGCAGGACCCCACTTATGTGGATCGCGCCAGTTTACGCACTCGTGAGTATGACCCAGTCACTGGCACCTATTTAAATCAGCAAGGCAATGCCTACAGCATTGAGAGGCTGATGCCAGTGCCGTATAATCTGGGAATCAAGGCTGATATCTGGACCAGCAACAGTGAACAGAAATTCCAATTGATGGAACAAATTCTCAGTTTATTTAACCCAGCCCTGGAAATTCA